TTGGTGCAACCGCTGCTAACATTGTTAATGCTCCAATGATTGGTAATGCTGCGAAACCTGCGAGTGCCATCATTCCCAACCCTGCTGCGATTCCCATTAATCCAAACCCAACTAAGGCTAAACCAGGTCCTGCTGCGCTTATCGCTGTTAAGCTTTCACCTAGAGCTCCAAGAGCACTTGCTTGTGCTATTTCGTTTAGTAACGCTAATGGTACTAGCAACATACTCAATGCTATTCCTGCAAGTAACATTCCTGGAAATGCAAGGAATCCTGCTGCTCCTAAAAGTCCCATTCCTATTCCTGTAGCTATTAATCCTAATCCTGCTTCCACTCCCGTATCGGCCATAATGCCGAGTAGTTGATTAAACAGTCCAAAGCCTGCTTCTCCTCCTGTTAGCACCATAAACCCAGCTCCTACTGCCATTAATCCAACTCCTAGAGCTGCTAACGCTAAAGCTCCCGCAGCAATTGGTATAAAAAGGATTCCTAATCCTGCTGCTGCTAGAGCTAATAAAGGCACTGCTATTGAAAATGCTATTATTTTATCTGTGTCTATCCCACTTAGTAAACTAAATGCAACGGCTGCTGGTGTTAGTGCTGCTCCTAAAATCACCAAAGCTAAGGATCCTTTTAGTACATCTCCTACACTCATTTTTCCAAAAGTCTTACTCATTATGTATAGTGATGTTGCAAACAGTGTCAAAGCTGCCCCTACCATAATCATTTCTTGTGGTGAACCTCCTATAGCTTTTACTCCTAGTCCTATCAAAGCTAAACCAGTTCCCATCAAGGCACCAACTAAAGTCAACAACAAAGCTCCCTTTAACACATCACCAAATTTTTTACCAAACTCAGACAAGCCATCTCTTAAAGATTTCATAAATCCTACGAATCCTCCACCTGATTCTGGTTTCACTTTACCAGCCGACTCAGATAGCTTCTTTGTTTTGTCTGCGGCACCAGCTGCTACATCCAAGCCCTTTTCAGCAGCTCCTCCTACTGCCTTAGTGGCACCACCACCGCCCATTCCTAACATAGCAGCTCCTTTCTTCCAAGCCATATGTGCTTTTTCTTTTATCCAATGTGCTGTATCCATTGCATAGTTTTTCATTTTTAAGGCACCTTCACTTGTTAAGAACTGCAAAGATGCTAATAGCAATAGTCCATTTTCTTTAAAGAATCCCGCAGCTCCGGAACCTACCTCTAACATTGTCCCTAACGCATTATCAGCTAGACTTGCCCCTTCCCCAAAGTACTTGTTACTCTCTACTTGAGCGTCCATCATCTTATTCAACTCCTCAGTAGACATTCCAACAGATTTAGCAAGCGCGTCTTGTTGCAATCTATTCATTTTTCCATACTCAGCAGCTCCACCAATTTGGTTAGCAATTTCTTTTTGCATTCCCAACAAATCATTATTGAGCGCCAATTCCCTAGCCTTGTCTAGGTTAAGCTCTTTGTTTAGTAACACTGAAGCTTCCATTTGAGCATTAATGCTACTCTCAAAATCAAGCAATCCATCTGCTACTTTAGAGGCTGTAGACATCTCTACGCCCATCTTATGTAATGCAATTACCGACTTACCAAACTCTTCTGCACCTTTGTTTCCTGCTCTAGCCATCTCACCGGTATTCTTGGCCATATCTTTCATGATCTTGCCTGGAGCAATTCCTTGCATCTCGGCTAGATGGCCAGTCATCTCCATTGCATCAGCTGCTGATTCTGAAGTCTCTCCCGGCATCTGTGATAGTGATGCATTTAGTGCAGCTGCTTCTTGACCAGCTATTCCAAACTGATGAGCCATCGAACCGATATTTGATAGCGTTTCTTTTGACACTGCATTTACATTACCGTATGCTTCAATTACACCTTGTTGAGCACCTTTCATGTCAGAAAGACCTAATATTGACTCAACGTTTATTGTGTTCATTTGAGCTTGGATTGCCTGGCCGGCAGATACCCCTTGCTCTCTAAATGCTTTAAATCCTGCTGTAAAGACTTCTAACTTTGCTGCACCTTGTTGTAGTAACAACCCACCCATTGCTTTTGGATCGTTACCTATTGCTCGAGCTGTTGCTAATACTTTATCTAAGCTTTTTTTATAGCTCTCCGATTCTTGTCGTACTTCAAGTAAAGATGCTGCAATTGCTTCGTCTAAGTCTCGCTCATCGCTAAGCTTTTTATTAAGCTCTTGTCTAATCTTAAGTTCTTTAATTAAATCATTTAACTTAGGATCAGTAACATCTTTGATCTTTTTTTGAATCATATACTGAGCAAGAAACTGCGCATACTCCCCTTCTAGCTGGGTATTTATCATTGCTCTTTTGAGAACTACATCGTTAGCTGTTTGAATCTCGTCGCTGTATAAGTTAGTCAAATCGTTTTTTAACTCAGCAGATCTTGCTGTTGATTTTTCAAGCACTTTACTACTTTCAACTAATCCTTGAACTAATCCTTGCTGTTTTTTTAGCGTTTTAACTTGCTCCGCCAATTGCTTAGAGGCATACTCTATACTGGCACCAAGCTCCCTGTTTGCTGCAATTCTTAGCTTTTCGTCGGCTAGTACGCTTTTAGTTTCCTTTTGGTTTGATTGACCCTTATCTTCGCTCATTTGAATTATCTTCTAAACCTTTGGGTAGCTAATGCTTTTAAGAAACTACTATCACTTTTCATTAAACCATACATTTTGGATTCAAAGTCTCTAGTACTTATACCTGAATCTCTTGCCATCCGCTGCAGTTTAGGATCATTTTTTAATGCTTGGGTTAGATACCCCGCTCTTCTATCTATAATCTCCCTACCCCACTTGGAAGCGCCTCCTGCTAACCAATCTAAAAACGTCTCCTTTAGTACTTCCTCCTCTTGTTTTTGTTTTTTTATGTCTTGTGCAAGTTGCGCAAATTCTTCACTATCAAAAGCAGCGACATATTGATAATCTTTATCTTTATTTGTAGCAGCATCTAAAGCAGTAGCAACTTTATCTACCATCCACTCAGCATCAGCTTGCTTGTTTTCTTTTATAGCTTTTTTAATATAAGAACGTATTGCTTCACGCAATCTTTGATGATTTGATTTCATAAGATCTATTTTATATAAATAGTTTAGTAAAACAAAAAGCCAGCGTTTTGCTGGCTAATACTATCTTCGGCGTGATGCTGCTCTAATTTTATCAGCTTCTCCTTGTTCTGTTTTATTCTCCTTGTCTCTAACATCAACTAACTTTCTGTAGTAGTAGTTTCTGATGTGTATCGGTAGAGTGTATAATTCCGTCCATGACCAACCCATTTTTCCGTAATACATGAGGTCAAATAGTTGATCGTATAGGTGGGCCTTGTAATCAGACCCCAGGCCAAAAAAATCCTACCTCTATCGGTAACTGCATTTTTGCCATTTCATGTCCACAACTTGGACACTCATAGTCAAATACTGTTTCGATATCTGGTGTAATACTTTTTAAGTGTGTTCTTAACGCTAATGAGTCTCTTGAAAACATATTATCGACAAACTGATTGATAAATGATTTATCTTCATTATCATCAACGCCTACAATTACATGCTTTAATCTAGTAGACAACTCTCTATCTACACCTAAAGATTTTGAAGCCTTTTTGTACATCTTAGTAGCTTCTTCAATTTTTTTCTCATCTCCGTGAGTAAGCATTTTGAGTGTTAGCTTATGCTTGCTTATAGGCAATACGTAAGTGTGAGTAATTTCACCTTCCTGGAAGTTATCCCAGTTGATTACTTTCTCAGAAAACTGCTGTAAGTCTATATTACGCTTTGATTTCTCTCCACAATTTGGACAAGTAATCTCTACTACGTACTCTGGGCCATAAGCTAATATACGAGCAGCAATAAACACAGCATTCTTATCGACAGTAAGTAAGTCGTTGTAATTGATCCTTGTTACAATTAGCGATTGAAGCAATTTGTCAATAACAACACCTTGCTTAATTAGATTCTGCGATGCTAAGATATCCTCCTCCTTTGCAGTCATGTACTTCATTTCAATGACTCCAGATTTTAGTGGATGTCCTTCTGGATAGAATCTGCCCTTACTTGGTAATGGTATTACTTCAGTAGGAACATTGTTAGATTCACCACTAGTAAACTGATCTGGTGTACCAGTATTAACGTGGTTACTCATTACCATTTGCTTTAGATCAGCATCTGAGATTGGGGTTTGACCTGGATAGTCATCATTTACAACTTTACTCATATAGATTATTTAATAACTTTAATTCCCTTATAAGTATGCACGGAAAACAAAAAAAGCCAACTTTTTATGGTTGGCTTTGTTCGATTGGGAGATGCCCCAGTCCTTATCAATATTCAAGTACTGCGTAATCAATTCCTAATGTAAGTGCTATTTCAACCGGTGTTTCAGTAGACCAGTCCATGTCACCAAAAGTTGCAGTTTTTATATATGCACCCCATATCTTCCAGTTTTCAATCTTGTCTCCTACTGGACCTAATACAAAGATATCAAAGTTTCTCTTATAGAAGTCTGCATAACCATCACGGCCAGTTACAGATTCGTGTGCTGTTCTAACCCACTCCATTACGGCTTGTGCTCCAGAAGGTACAATTGAATCGTACATTGAGATTGTAATGTCACCCCACTTACACTTTCCTTTCATCTTACGAATAATGTTGATGTGATCTAACACTACCTCACCACACTCTATCTGCGGACGAGACACTTTTTTACATAGGAAGGATGGAATTCCATCAACCTCTAGTATAAATCTATTCTGTACTTTCGGTTCGTAGTTAGTATAGAATATTTTGTCATTTTCAATTAAATTAGCCATATCTTTTTTCTAATAATTATTAAGCGTTCTCAAAAGTTGCTCCAGTTGGTAATATGTTAAAGTCAAGTACAATAAATTCTGCAGACTTTGCTGGCTGAATGTATATCTGTCCGTACATCTCGTTTCTGTCAATTACTTCCGGAGTATTGTTTGTTTCATCCATAACAACTCGGTAAGCATATAATCCTTGACGAGACTTTACAGTTTCTAAGTAAGGTGTTACAATATTCAAAAATCTTTGACGAGTTTCGGTTGTATTGTTTTCAAACACTAAATATCTAGATGAACTTGCAATAAACTTTTTTAATGCAATTAACAATCTTCGTACATTAATTCTGTCTAAGGCACTTGGGGCTGCTTGTAGTGTCTTCTGACCCCATACACAAACTCCTTGATTTGGAAAAGTTGCAATTGCATTAATTCTATTTTCATAAAGATCATCACGATCTGCCTGAGCAAGTTTCCTTTGAACGTCAATTACTTCACGAAGACCTCCTCTGTTTAAACCTGCTGGTGCAAACCATTCGTATGCTACATTATCTGTGTTAGCAAATACTCGTGGAAGAACTACTGAAGGTGGTACCCATACTGGTTTGTTTTTATCAGTATCAAGTATTTTTACCCATGGCCAATATGCAGCTGCGTAGTTTGTATCTAAGCCTGCTTGCGTAATAGCATTAACAGCAGCTCCTAGTGTAAGTCCGTAGGCTACTGGATCTACTATTGCAAAAGCATCTCCTCTGTCTTCTGCTACTTCAATCACTTTATTAACTACAGATGCGTGATCTGCTACGTTAATACCTGGTGTTACGATTAAGTTAACATCTATTTCGTCAGAGTTTGCTATTGTATTAAGTGCTTTAATATATGCTATAGATCCGTTGGATGCTGCAGTTGCGCAGTTTAATCCAAAAACGTTAGTTGGTAAGATGTTTGCACCTACGTTTTTTACTACCGCTGGATCGTCTCCATCAAATCCTCCTTGGAAGCCTACATTGAACTTTAAGATGTTAGATATATCTACACCTGCAAATGTTGATCCTGAAATACTTGATCCTCCTACAAAATTAGAGTTACCATCTGTTGCTGAAGCACTTGGGTGAACAAATGATTCATCTAAGTTGAAATCATTGTTAGCCATTTGTGCTGTCCCATACGCTAATGGTAGCAAGAAGTTGTTGTTATCTGCTGTAGTTGCAAAGTCGTGTCCGTAGTATGCTTTTTTGTTATAAGCTCCATTAATTTGGGTGAACTGTTTAATAAAAGAAGCAGTTGGGAATGCGAATGAAGATGATATTGGTTGAACATACGCATCATATCCAAATGGCTTAACATTAGGTGTGATAGCTTTATTAGTAACGTCGGCATCACATTCAATGTAAATGTATTGTGATATGTTATTGTAATCACCATTAACAACTACAACACCATCATTTGTTACTGATTTGTATCTGTCTCCAATTCTTCGAGCAATATAGTTCGTAGAATCTGGATCTAGAGTTAGGTTAGCAAAAGACTCTAATACTACAGGGCGTTGATCTGTATCACCAAACTCACGTACTAATAATATAAAAGAACCATATGGACTTGCTGGATTTCCACCTGGTAATGTAGTGTTTATAATGCTGACTTTTATAGATGTATTTGTATCTGTACCATCAGCAATTGTATTAATCTTAAATAAGTCTAGCTTTGCACCACCAATGATCTGTGAGGTAATGTATGGAGTTGATGCATACAATGCATTACCTGCATTTGAGCTTGAGTAATCTACAAGAGCTGCGGTTGACGAAGATACAAATGTAATGGATCCGCTTAAACCTGTATTAGTCTTTAGGTAGTTGTCAAACCATACATACACATATCCTTTTTTTCCACCTTGTGGAGAAGTGCCTAATACATTCTCAAAGTTACTTACATTATTTGGATTAGCAGAAGCTGTTAACACTTGCGCACTAACACCTGATCCTGATAATGTAAATCCAAAAGATCCAGTAACACTTCCTGCAGCTTGGAATGTAGAGACTTCAAACCCATTTCCAGTTGAAGCTCCATTTGCAGTGTTCTTAGTTGGTAAGATTACACCTACCAATCTAACAGTAGCTCCATTAGTGTGTACAATCTGAACTGATTTTGCATTATATCCACCCTCTTGCAATACACGCACTACTGTTACAGTACCAGCTGCATTTAAGTAGCTTTTTACTGCGTAAGGTACGTATGTGGTTTCACTTAAGCCACCAAATTGCGCTATAAATTCGTCAAAGTTTTCAATTACGGTAGGAACAAAAGCAGGTCCTTTTCTTGTTGGACCTACAATAGCAGCACCAATTGCTGCAATTCCTGCTGGTAAGAAAGATAAATCCTTTTCGTTGGTAAAGACTCCGGGACTAACTATTTTTTCTGCCATGTTGTTTCGTTGTTATTTGTTTCTTAAATAAATATGTCTTCTATAACTCGAAACTTTATTTTTTTTAGCTGTTAGGAGTGAATTCTCCAGTATTCATATCAAGAGATCCAATTCCATATTTGTCGTTGAGTGATTCTGTTAAGTCCTTCTCTCTGGTGCTTATGCTTTCTATTTGCTCTACAATTCGATCTTCTTCTTGTTGTAGTGCTGCTAGGTACTCCTCGCTTGATTTTCTAGCTAATTTAAGTTGTACTAGTTGTATTCCAACTGTACTATACTCTTCTTGTATAGCTCTAATGTTTTGCAATTCGTCTTCTGTAAATTTTGATGTGCTCATAACTTATGTTTTTGTACTAATAAATATACTTATTTTTTTGTAAACGTATCTATCGCTTTTATAATTATACTACTACTGCCATTATACAAATTTACCTACTGCTACTACTTCATCTGTAGTTAGTAATGTGAAACCTAGTGGAACAGTGTCAAATACTACCGTACACGTACTATTTCCATTATCTGTAAAGCTAGTGACTGCGGCAGGTTCAACGTGTTGACCATTAATGAAGAACTGAAAGCTTAATAAGCTAGTACTCGGTAGTCCAGCAGGGGCAGATAAGAATGATGTAGTTGTAAATACTGCTATGTTAGATGGTGTCACAGTTGTTGCTTTTCTAGCAATATTGGTATTAAGGTAAGTCAGTACTGCGGGATCTATTCCTGAGATTACACTTATTTGTGGTACTGGTGATGTTACTTGTAAGTTTGGTCCTAAGCCTAACGAAGATTGATCTTGGAAAGTAGAAGAATTTGTGTCAACAATTAGCTGTGTATTTAATTGCTGTACTGAGTTTGTTTTATTTGATTTGTGTTTACTTAGATTTTTAATTAACACATCTGGTACAAGATATCCAAACATTGTTATTGTAAAGTTAGTGCGAACAATACGATCTGTTTCTACTTGTAAATCTGTTGTGTTTTGAAAATCATCAATCTTAGCTCTAAACTTAAATTTATCTGGTTCTCCCCAGTAGGATCCTTCCGAGTATACTAACGATTCTACAATACTATTCATATGCTCAATAAAATCAGTCCAAATTACCACCTCATAAGTAATATCAACATACTCTGGAATTATTGTATTAATAAAGGTTCTAGTGGGTGTAAGGTTTGTTAGTGTGTTAAACTGATCGTATCTGTTTTTTTGAGTGTATTTTATTTCTTGAGTATTGTATATTGCCGGATAATTTGCATCTACTTTGTTTCCTAACAGCCTATTCTTAGTAATAGCTGTTCTTCTGTATGATATTAGTGGAGCTTGAATTTTACCATTATTATCTCTAAAATAACCATCAGCTTGCATGTTTTTCCATTTCTCTGGAGCACCGTACATTACTGGTACATCTAAGTTGCGTCCAAAGTCATTAACTTTTGGTTTTATCACATTATCAAAATACCATTTTATGCACTGATCTAAGTCGTATAATCCTATTGTTAAATCTTTATGCTTATCATCATCACGGCGGACATCGTTACTTCTATCAAAAGCGTTGTTTGGTTTGCCTTTTGATAGTTCGTACTGAGATGCTGGTAGCTGTTTTTTTGTATACATTATAATCGTGCTTTAACAATTTGCAATCGAGCAACTCTGGACAAGTGTGTTGTTATTTGAATTGATATATTATTACCAAACTCTGTACCAACACTCTTACCATAATCCTTATCTTTGCCTAAGAAAAACTGAACTTCGTTAAGATTGTCTACTTCAAAATATCTACCCCTATCTTCAATAATATCTCCGATTTGTGGAACCAATTGAAGTTCTTCTAGCTTCGGCCTTAGAAAATTAAATACATAATTTGCATTAACATCAATTCCAAATTGATCATCTGCTAATGACTGAAAGCCAGCTGATCGGTCAACTAGACATGCTAATCGTACTGGTTGGTAGTATGTTTTTTGTGCAGAAGCTTCTCCGTACAAGTTTGCAGTATCTCCGTTTTGAGTTTCTGGCAAGTACATCTTGAAATAATCAACTTCTTGTTGTATAATATCCTCTATTAGTTCGTTGTTAATCTTCCGAACAAAGCTAAAATCCCGTGATGTTCCAAATAGTGCCATGTTTATTTAATGTATATTTTGCTTGGTACTTTAGCTAATTGCTGCTGTAATGCTGTGCCTATAGCTGCTTCTGCAACTACTGTCATCTCACGACCCATTGATAATAGTAGTTCTTTCAAATCTGTAATTAGCTGCAGTTTTGTTGCATCAGCTTGTGCTATTAGGTCAGCACCGTTAAGTGTTGTGTCTGCTCCTGGTATTGGTATTGTACCATATTTACCACGCACTAGTCCTAACATTGACTTACTTACAGCTAGTGCATATTCATAGATCCACTGAACTCCTATATCGTTAATATCCATAAACTGAATACGATCGTATGGTACATTACTTAAATCGCTAATAGATCCAGTTGGTGTAGCTAATGGATTATTTCTATCGTCTATTAGTACATAGTCAAAGTACACTCTAACATTTTTTTCTGGTATTGGAAACAGTTGTACTTTATTGTTTTGTATTTCAAAAGTGAATGATGATTTACGAATCTGGTCATTCATTTCAATAGCTTGCATTCTCAATAAATCTGCATATAACGGCATAACTAAGAATGATACAGCTGGAGAGTACGAACCAAATCCAAAACCTTCTAACATTGCTTGCGATCCTCGACCAGTGTCGCTCATTGGATCAAAGTATCGTACAATTGCTGGATCCTCGTTATGGAATACACGCTTAATTTCAATACGCTTTCCAGATTCGCTAACATTTGCCCATAAGACATTTAAGTCGTAGCTTTGTGATACGCCATTAGTAACTACATAACCTCTTTTCCAGTCTACTGTACCACCACTTCCAGCTTCTGTTCCATAAGATTTTGCCATTTGAATTGTACGGCCTAGATTTGTTTGAATTTCACGGCCACTTAGGTTTGTGTTTTTAGTGGTGCCTTGTAGTGTTAGGATATAATCTTTTGCATTGTACATATTTACCATTGTGGTAAACTTTGTAGTTGATTCCTCAAATGCAGCCCAAAAGTTAATGTCTTGCAGTTCTACGTCCATTATTGGATACCCTACACTACGAGCGCAGTAATCTGCTAACTTATCAGCTTCTACTTTGAAGACTGTATCACTATCGTAGTATCCAAAGGGTGTTGGCCTCAGTCCAATATTACTACCGTAAAACGAAGCAGATGCAGCTATAAAGGAGCTGGATCCTGGCCAGATAGGTACATTCATAAGTGTGTTGGTTTTACCTATAAATAGCTATGAAATTACTTTGAATACTAGTTTCTGTAATTTTTGTACACTTCTAGTATTGGATCTACAATCTCGTGTCTATGGTTCTTTTGTAAGTTTACAACAACAAAACCTTGCACCTCTTTAAGGTGTTTGCACATAAATTCAAATCCAGAAGTCTTTTTATCTTTTAGATCAATTTGTGCACCATCTCCACAAAAAATTAATTTACTTCCACTGCACATCCTAGTTAATAATAGTTCGGTTTGGCTGTCTGTTAGATTTTGTGCTTCATCTGCAACTACTAAGCAGTTCGTAAAATTCCGACCTCTCATAAATGCAATTGGAACAATCTCAATTTGCCCTATCTCAACACATTTTTCAATTTTTTCTTTGCTGTATAGCCGGTACATATTTTCATATACTGGAGCTGTGAATGGTGCTAGTTTTTGATTGATGTCTCCTGGCAGGAATCCAATGTCTTGACCTGCAACTACGGTTGGTCTTGTTATTATTATTTTCTCTACGTCGCCTTTGAATAGCATATCTAATGCTATATTTGCAGCTAATAGTGATTTACCTGATCCAGCTTTTCCACGAAGTGCAGTAATAACATTATTTAGAGCTTGCTCTTTTGCTATTTTTTGCTCTTCGTTTAATTGAATATTAAACTTGATTGGGTTTTTAGGTTTTCGTTTTGATTTAAAAGCTTCTTGAGCTTCGTCGGAACGGTTGTAGTCGATTGGCATATATAACGTATTACTTTCCTATAAATAGATGTAAAAAGAAAAACCCTCACATAGAGGGTCTTATTTTAATACTATTGCTTATATAAAAATTAACTAGGTACTCCTATTAGGGTTTTTGTAAATTTCTTACCAGCTCCAGACATACGAGTGTACCATCCGTTTCCTTTTTTTGTAGGATCTGTAGGATGCTTGCCGTGCCATTCAATCTCGTATTTATTACCTAAAACTTTCCTAACCACTTTTTCATCATCTACGACTGGGACGCCACCTCTTTCAACGTACACTCGGAAAGCATCACCACTAACCTCTCCATAGTGTCCAGGACTTTTCATATCCTTACTACGTCTAGTAAGCATATTTTTAATATTATCTTTATCACCATCGTGACCTACACCAGTATACTTGATTCCGTGTGATGTCTTTTTACCGTACATAGTAACGTCAGCATCAGGATCAGCATCCGTATCAGCTGCAATCCAGAAATCAACATCGGGAGCCATTATATCGTTAGGTGTTTTGAAGTCGTGATGCCCACCTATATCTTTATAGGCGTTTTTAATTAAATCATATAGATTTTGAGATAGGCGTCTTCTTTCCTGTGAATTAGTTATCTGTATATAAGTTCCTTTAGGAGCGTCTAGTACACTATCCACTTCTGTCAGAAGGTCCTTTAATTTGATCACTTATTTAGTATTTTCTATAAATAGTCTTCAAATACAGTTAAAGGTGTTCTGTGACCGTGATCTCCTAGATGGTAACGCAATTGACCTGCTGTAATACTCTCTCTAAGCATATTGGCAGTTTTAGTAGGATCAATTAGATCATCCTCACTACCATTAACAATTACACCAACAACCTCCTTCTCTCCTTGAGTAACTCCCTGAGGTTCGAATGTTCTACTATGGAGTGCTGGATTAAAGAGTATTACTGGTGTTCCCGTGTGAGTAGCAATTGTGTAGGCAAAATAGCCACCCATACTACTACCAATCAACACATCAGGCTCAATGTCCTGAACTAATTCCATCATTTCTTGAAACAACTCTGGATTGTAATAGTCCATACTAGGAGCTATTGTAAGGTATTTCTTAGCTAGAAAATCAACCTTTTCGCCACCTTGCCCACTCTCAAGACCGTGAAAATAAATAACTTTTTTTTGTTCTGCTTTCATATCTCTCTCTCTTTTACATTGTAAAGATACTCATAAAAGTTTGTTTTTGCAACAGATTACTTATTTTTTTTCAAAAAAAAACCCCTCACAAGGAGGGGCTTTAAACTTAATTGTTTTTATTGATTAGACAATGCCTAAATCAGCAACACCAATTTTACCATAGAATTCTGGACGAGTCACTAATTTAGCGTATCGAGTCATCACACCTCTTCTTGGTGTAAAGTTGTTCGGATCGTATACTAGTGGAGTCAACATTAATGGAACGTATGGAGCATATACTGCACCAGTTTCCAAGAATTGTGAACCTCTAAAGCCCATTAAGATGGTATTTTCTTGCATGTATGGGTTCTTGTATACATCATATCTAGCTGACATAGAACCTACTTTAGAAACACCCATTGCATACTTAACTTTGTTACCGTCTGTATCAGCAGCATATCCAGGGATTGATTCAAGGATAGTTGAAATTCCAGGTGAACATACTAGGAAGTTTGCACCACCTCTTAAAGTCTTAGCATGGATTTGGTTAGATATTTTCTGTACTTTAGTACCTAAAGTTGCAAACCAAGTACCTTGGATGTATGCTTGACCTGTAAATTGTGATGGACTAAATGTACCAGCTGAAGTGCTGTATTCTTGACCAACTTTAGCTGACCAGAAGTCAGTAGAAGCAGCAGAAGTAATCAACATATCAAGGATTTCAAGATCGATCTCCATAGATACGTACTCAGACAACATTGCAGTTAATTCACCTTCAGCATCAACAGAGTGATATGCATTAAGATCTTGTGCAAATTCTGGAGTCCAGCTTGCTTTCAACTTACGAGTCTTAGCTGTTACTGGAATAGAACGCATTTGTAATTCAATACTTGGAATGTTCAAGTCTGTATCCATATTTCTGTCATTAGCAGAAACTGGTTTAGCTTCAAAGTCACCTCTATCATCGTTAGTAGGTTGCTTAGAGTAAGATACGTTAGCTGTGAATCCAGCTGAAACGACAGAACCGGTAACAACAAATTGTAAGTTAGTACCTATAACTTGTGTAAATGCTGGTAAGATAGCCAATTCAACAGATCCAGAGAATAAACGGAATGAACGTACACCCTCAGTATCAAATCCTGGGATACTTGATGCTGTTACAGCAACCTTTCGGAAAGTAGCAAGTGATGCTGTGTAGTTTCCGTCAAAGAATACATCTGAATTAACAAGTGATCCAGTTGCTTGGTTTAGATTAGGAGTACCTACTACGTTACGGATAGAGTATCCAAAACGACCAGCACCATAAAGACCGTCATTTGGATCAGAAGTAGTGTCAGTAATACCTTGTAAAGTACCAATTTGATTCTTTCCTTCAGGAGCAAATCCAAATGGGCTTTTGTTATCACCATATTTAAAGTCTAAGTAGAATACAAGACCTGATGGTAAGTTCATTGGTTGTACACTGACAAATTCTTTAGCAGCGATTTCAGCAAATACACGACGGATTAATGGCAAAGCCACACCAGTCCATTGCTCAAAGCCTGTACCAGAACCACCTGCAGTCGTTGCAGATCCTTCTTTTAATAACTGTTTGGCTTGGTTTTCTAAAAGAACCGCCATTGTTGCAGTTTCGTGTTTAGATAAACCTTCCAAAAGACCAGTTCGAGCCCACTTTTTAACGATCGGCTTAATTTCAGTCGCTCGGTTAGTTTGGCCCATGTTTTCGAATAAATTCATTTTTTTTTGGGTTTTAGTGTTTGTTTAAATTAAAAATTGTTTTTGTTATAATTAACTAATTCTTTGAATCGATTAACTACTTGGTTACTTTCGTTGATAACTCGAGTACCTCTACTTGGCTTAGATGCAAAACCTTCTTTTAAGCTAGTTCTTCCTGACTTAATTGTTGATTTTTTATTTGCATTAGCTGTTAAAGACTCACTCAATGTAGCATATACTAATTTTGCTTCGCGTACAGATCTCACTCTATCAAAAGTTTCAATAACTTTAATTTTTTTAGAATCAGTTAACTCAGCTTTTTTGAAAAGTTTATTAACATAAAGCAGTTTAGCGTTTAACAAGTTGATTTCGTTTAACTTAGTACGTAAAAACTTAATAACTTTGTAAGCTTCTTCTAAATCTTCTTCTGCTTTTGCTTCTGGCTCAGACTCCATTTCTTCATGATCTTCCTCACGTAACGCACGAATGATTTCTTCAATAGAGATTTCTTCTTCGTCTTCCACTGCTGCTGCAGGTTCCTCTTCGTCCATCTCCATCATTTTGCTTTTACGCATTCGGCGTCCTTCCATTGCTACTACTTCCTCTTCGTCTTCTACTGCTACAGGCTCGTCGTCTTCTAAGTCGTCATCCAACTCACGAAGTATTTCGGCTAACTCATCGTCTGTTATGTCTTCTTCCTCTGTCTCTTCAGCAGCTTCTACATCTGCCACTTCTTCCTCATCTTCGTACATACCCATACCTTCTACTGGAGCTTCTTCTTCGTCTTCCAATTCCATTGTCATGTCATCTTCTTCCATTGGCTCTTCCTCTTCTACTTCTACGTCTTCAAGCTCCTCTTTAATTTTGTGAGTTAGCATTGATTGGATTTTTGGAGCAAAAGCCTCTTCTAAAGCTAGTTTTGCGTTTGCCATTGCAGTTTCTCTGACGGCTTTAGCGTCTGCAATTGCATCTTTTAATAATTTGTTCATTTAATTGTTTTTTTTGAACGTCCTACAGTTATTGAAAACTGCAATTGGGAATAATTTGTTTTGGACGCCATATCACGGATAGCGTATTTAATAATACATAGTATGAAAAAACCCAAAATTAAAAAAATTGGCTTTTTATTAAATTATGCTACAGATAAATTTGTTGTGCTAGCTCTGATATGCTAATTTGATATTTTTTCACGTTAATCTTCGATTATATCGTTGAAGTTTACATATACAGTTTCGCTATTATCAACAACTACTTCTATACCATCTTTTGTTATTGACTTCACTTCGCCAGTATTATTACTGAACACAGCGTCATTATATTTTTTAACTGCACTGAGGTTGAAGGATATTGTAAGTGCTTTTGAGTCTGGAGCTTTGTCTTTTTTTTCTTCATCTTTGCCGTCCTCAGCCCCTGCTTCAGGCTCTTCTTCAGCCCCTGCTTCAGGTTCTTCCTCAGCTTTTTTGTCATCCCCAGCTGCTGCAAATGGATTTTCTTCAGTAATGATACGATAGTCGCTTAGTATTTCGCTAAGTAAGTTTATTACAGTTTGTTTATTAGTTACCAATTTCATAATATCGGGATAATCCGTTACCCATTTCTTCATACAACGACTCTAATCGTTGTTGTAGTTTTGAAATTTCATTTACGGTTTTGTTAAATTCTACATTTTTTGAATTAAGCTCTTTCATATTACGCTTGACAGTAACTTCATCAAACCATTCTCCGTTTTCTTGCAAAACCATTTGTTCTGCTTTTTCAACAATTTTAGAAATTCTACTTGCTGCTTCCTTTAACCCCTCGCTTTGGTATATTACTTCGCCGATAGTTTGGTACTCTCTAATCTCTTCTAATACTTGAGTTTTTTCATTTAGATGCATTTTTTGGCCTGAAGTATCACCAGCCATTGCTTCGCTTAGTTGTTGTATTATATTTTTCATATTTACATTATTGTTATTATCTCATTAATTAGAGAATTGATTCTGTCGTGCTTACCTTGAATTTTAGTTGTAATTCCTTCGTTTAACGATGGAGACATAAAGGCTCCTTGAGTAGATGGATTAGACACTAGATCCCAACACACAATCTCAAAATCTTCATCAACCTCGACCTTTCCTTCTCCTAACTCTTTAACTGATCCCATCCCTCGAGAGCTAATCCCTAATCTTATTCCTGATTTAAGCAACTCTTTTGCAATGTTTCCCGATGGAGTGCTTAGTATTTCTAGCTTACCCATTAGGTCAGTTCCTTGCCACCATAAATCTAATATGTTGTGTGATACATTTGCTAGGTTCACTACTTGAGATTCTGGATGATCTAGCTCTCCAAGAGCTCTACGTTCTTTTACAAACACCCTTTTATAATTATCAGCTTCTCGCTTTAGTATTGCAAGAGGATAGCTACGACCATTTTGGTTAAAATTTTCAGCACTAGCAGTACTGCCTCTCTGCATAATACCAGATACAATTAATTTACCATTATTTTGGGTTAAAGACTCGTTCACTTGAGCTGGCGATAGCTCTATTGTTCCAATATAGTCTACAATTATACGTTTCATTTACTTAAATATTTTAGTTAAGTTTGTAACAACCTCTTGTTCTTGATCTAAGTTTCCAAGCATTTCTTCCTTTTCGTATCCCTGATAGGTTAAAAGTCCTTTTACGTAATCAATAGCTTGTGGCTCTCCTAAGATCATTACATCAAACTCATATTGATCTGTCCCTAATTGATTGTAGTCAATATCCTGTGGTCGGATTCTAATCCCAGCTTTATTAAAATAATCAACTAGTTTATCTTTAATAGACTGTGCTGTTGCTTCATTTAGATTATACAAACCATTTGCTTTTTCAGACAACGTCTGTATACGGTTATGTATTTTTGCTAAGGCTTCGTTAGTTTTTTTCCAATGTATGCTATTTGCATATTTTTGCTCTGTCTTAAGCTTAATACTATGGTCAAGCATGCGGGATAGTTCACCTAATCGTTTAGCTACTTCTAGTATATTTGTATTGATTTTTTGAACGCTTGTTTTAGTTTGATCTCGCTTAAACCCATTATATGATACTTCTTGCAGCTTAATAATATTAACCTTCTCTTTTGGTGCTTTTATAGAGTATGCATATTGATCATCTTCTACATTAAAAGATGTAGGCTCATCCGCATCCTCATCGCCAACAAAAGCATTAGGTGTGCTATAACTAGCAACATTGGCAGTACTACTGCCTTCCCTCATTTTCTTTAGTTGCTCTTTTACGAATCTACGAAGCTCATTTACCTCTTGTTTTCTCATATTTCTTTTAATAGCTCGTGATATAGTAGTAACGCATGTACATGGTGTTCCTTTGCTCTTTTAATAGACTCGTTACGATCTAATAAATTTGCAACTTCTGTTAACTTAATTATTGTAATTTTATCTTTGACTTTACTAGCTTTTTTAAGTAGTTGTTGTTTTAGCAACTTGCTCTCCTTTATAATAAAACTACTAAGCTGAGTTGTGTTTGATATGTTATTAATATACTCTTTGAGTATGTTTTGCTGATGTGATGATAGTACTGAGTACTTATCGTTGAACTTTTCAAGCATCAATCGATACGCTAGTAACCGAATATCTTCCGACTCGTTTAGGTATGATTGGGCAACTTCCTGCTCAGCTACTAATGGCCGCTTTCGCATGATATGCTCAGTTATTGTTGCACGACTTCTTATAAGCTCCGCAACCTGAGTTACACTTGTGTTTTCAAAAACCCTGTAAATTGCTGCATGTAGTTTGTACTCATTAACAGTTGCTTTAAAGAAATCTGAAATATCATAGTTGATTTTAATTTCTCTGATTAACGCATACTTACTATCCTGAAGTACTTTCTGATTCAATTGTTTACGAATCTTTATAGTTGTATTTAGTAAAGCATCAGCTTTACTTGACTGCTTAAATACTTCATTAATTAATGTGTGATACAGCATCAACTCCTTTGCTAGAGTCTTTTGAGGTCCAAAAAATTCTCTGACAATTTTTAATGCTGGGGAGTTGGTTACTCCAACCATTGTGTCAGCTGCAATTTGTCTTGTTAGTAATTCAAACAGAATTCCAGTGTTTTTTAACTTAGAATGTATTGATTTTTTCATGTATAGTTTTCCCTAGTAATAAGTATGTCTCTATTATATTAGATTACTCTTCTAATATATTTTCTTCATTGAGAAGGGATGACCCTTCCGTCTCAGACTTGTACGTTTGGTTTACTGCTTGATGTTTGTCATAGCTCTCTAGAGTTGCTTTGTGTTTAATTAATCCACCATTCCCATTACTTTTTGATAATTCGGATATATTTCTAGCTGCTTTGAATGCTTTTCTGCCGAAAGGATCATATCCCATTGGATGTTCGTGTGTCATATATGTTCCAAGTTCCTCAGGACGACCTGCTCCTTTCCAACCTCCTACTGGAACCTCTTTTTCATCGTAACCACTTGGTACTCCACCATCACCTTTGTATAAGGCTGCAATGTCATGTGGTGTTCCAAAAGACTGCCCACTCTTTGATGGATCGTTGCCTTCGGTTTTAATTTGTTCTAAACGGAAGAACTCTTTTTCTCCTTTAGCAATACTCTCTTGCTCTCTTAACCAATCATCTTCTGGAATGTTAAAGATATTTTCATAGCACCAATATTTGCTAAATAAGCGCTGCTCTACTAGCGTTTGAGCTAAACCTGCTTTCGATGTCCAAAGTTCAATTTTTTCTCTTTCGTATATTGTATTTGGTGGTGTTAATTTTAGTGAGAAATCAACAATTTCTTCATCTTGAAATCCCTGAGCATATAAATGAATGATTGCAATTTTTGTAAGCTCAGAAACAATTATTTTTTGGATACGTTCAACTGTCTTAGCAAAGCGGAAATCTTGCGATGATAGTGTTGATTTTCCAGTAGTATCCTCTTCGTATCCTAAATATGCTTTTGGGATTTTCAATGATCCTAGCATTCTATTTCTTAAATATTCAATATCTGGTATTGCGTCGTGCTGAAGTCCCGGTGTTGTTTCAATAGTTGTGCCACTCTCTGCCCCTCTAACTGGAAGATAAAAATCTTCTAGTATATTTTGCATGTTGTATTTTAAGTTATATTGGCCGGTTGATTCATCCATAAATGGAATCTTTTTCATTTTATTGATAGTCGCTTCCATAAACGAATCAACCTCTGCAGGTGGTATGTTACCAATGTCTATTTTAAAAATACGCTTATCTGGTGCACGCATAATTCGATGAATTAACATTGCATCCTCCATTAACGTGAGCTGCTTCCATACCTTACGGGCTGGTTCAATTAACGATCGTCCGTAAGGTAAAAAGTTTGTATCTGTTAAAAGTCTAAAGTGAGCAATTTCAAAGTTCTCGTACTCCTCACTATCAGTCTCTCTGCGATATAATATTGATGAGGTGCTTCCTCCTAACGATAAGTCTCTTCTAAATGTTACCTTGTTTGGATTTTCAGGGTCTAATCCTTCTGTCCTTATCATCTCATAAACAGAAATTGGATCTACATTTGTAACACCATATTTTTCACTAATGTGCAAGTGTAGGAAAAAATCACCATATTTCAAAGTGCTTCTAATCCATGGCCATAAATTAAACTCTACGTTTATTATATCATAAAATAAGTTATGTAGTACTTTATGTATTCTTTCATTACTAGTAACAATTGTTAATGTATCGTCAAACTCATCTTTAGCAGTACACTCATCTGCATAAATGTCCAATGCTGATGAAATAATACTGTCGGAGTCCATTGCTTCATAGTCTCGAAAAACCTCCATTCTAGTTGCTTGGAGTAATTGTCCATTGTTATAAGCTGTTGTTGTACCAGTTCCATATAAACGACTAAATCGATCAACTCGACTATTGTTTTGTAAGTTTCCAACTGACTGCAGCTTATCTGTATCAATTACTTTTAATTGATTACCACCAACGTTACGTATAATAACATCTGTACTAAATAAGCGTTGTAATCTTCTAAATAAACTAGGATTTGGAGTTTCAGCCATGTATTCTTTATGTTTTTAATAAATAGGTTAAATTAACCATGAAATGTCTTCCGATTGACCATTTATGTCCATTCGCCAAGCATCCTCTTTGTTATATGATGGTTTGTACACCCCAGTAGATCTCATGTGATTTAGAGTTGTTTTAGTTAACTCAATACCTTGCTGACGAAGTCTTAATGCTGTGTCTCTTACCCATAAGCCCATACACCAACTCATTACCAAATCATCATTATATCCTGTTTGAGCTTCTGCTCTTGCGTTTCTCCATATGAAAACTGCAAGCTCATCTAACAATCTTCTACTCCTTATTATACAGCTTTTTTCTCTCATATACAACTCTGTCTTGCTTATTAATAGCGGACGGACTTTGTGTGACATTGTAAACCCAGCAACTTGATCTCTTGTATTTTGTAGGTCTGTTGCACGTGCTAAATATCGTTCTGGGTCAAGCCCCATATCTTTTGGTGTGTAGTATAGGTTTTTGTATCCTCTTTCAATAACTTGCTGGATTGTTGCCCATCCAATGTTTGCGTTTTCAATTACAAGCAAAGCATCGTTATACTCTGTTGCAATTGATACTAACATATTTCCGTAATCTTTAGTCGATACTTGTCCCTTATATTCTGCTACCTGCCTAGCATCTTCTAGATCAATAACATGAAATCCTGAAAAGTCAGTTGCGTCTCCTCTAGCAACATCAGCTACTACAACATAGCTCTTAGTGTAATTTGGAATCTCCCACACCCATAGATTGCTATCAAATCCTCGTTTTTCAATTGGATCTTGCATATATGTCTGTCTGTAGTAGGCTAACATATCTGGGTGTATTACGGTATTACCTGAAGTGGAAAAATCACAGTCACATTCTTGTGCTGCTAATCTTGCTCCTAATTCTTCATCTTGTCTATCCCTCCATTCTTGATCTCTCTCTGGATGTACTTGCCAAGGTAATCGTTTAGTAAAAAAAGTATTACGCCCTTCTTCTGATGCTGTCCATATTTTATGAAAAAAGTTACCAGTACCATTAGGTGTACTTAATATAACTCCTCTACCTCCAGTAGATAGCGTTTGCTGTAGCGATGCCCATAGATCTTCTGCATTATCAACGAATGCTGCTTCATCTATAATAACTAAAGACAAAGCTTCAGAGCGACCAGATGTTCCTGAGCTTGCTACTGCTTTAATTTGAGATCCGTTTGCAAATCTTAATGACAGTTTATTTTTTTCTGTTGTCCTCATTTTCAACCAACTAGGTAGATTTTCAAACATTACATTTACCTTTGTTACAAGGTTTTTAGAAGTGTTCTGATCAATAGCTACTACTAGTATATTTTTATCTGTCTGAAATAGCATAGTCCATAAAGAGTAGCCAGCTGTCAGTGTTGATATTCCTAATTGACGTGATTTGAGTATTACTACTCTATCGTTGTCTTGTATATTATTTGTTAGTTCCTCTTGATACGGGAATAGCTTAAATGGAATTTTGCCTTTTGTCGGATGTTGTATTAAGCAGTACTTTTTCATGAAGTATACTGGATCTTTAGCACACTTAATATATTCAGCTTTAATTATATCTTTTAGAGTAGGCTCGTTCATGTTTACTTAATAAGCACTAATGATACTACAGTAGCTATGGTTGCTAGTAATCCACCACCAAAACCTTTTACCCATCCTTGCAGTCTTCTGTTTTTTCTTTGCAGTGTGTTTATTTCTTTCTCTAACTGCACCACTCTGTCAGAAGCTACTTTATACTTTAACTCTTGAGTATTAGTTTCTTGCACTTGAATAGTGACTTTTTTTTCAAGACTGTTTATAATACTATCTTTAAGGATTAGCTTACTGTTAGTTTGATTCAATACAAATGTAGTTTTACTATGCTCTTGAATTAGAGAATCTAAACGAACAAGATCTTGGGCAATTAGTCTGGCTTTAGCAATTGGCAAGCAAACTTGCAATTTGTCACTTGTACCGGTTTGAGAAAAAGTCGTCAAGCTCATTAACAGAGTAACGACTAGCATTTTTAATTTTTTTGTCATAATAGTTTCTAATTTCGATTATTTTATTTTCTGCTGAATCTATTTTATAGTCCAGTTGTTTCACACTTAGCTCAAAATCTAGAATTTTTTTATCTAAAGTTAGCTGTTTGTTTTTATAATCGAATATAACATTATTCAGACTATCAATCTTATTCACATAAGTAGGATCAACTACTGTGCTTTGTGAAAAATTGCGTGCAATTAATATCCAAGCAGTTAGTATAATAACCAACGCAATTAATATTAAATTTGTTTTTGTAACTTCAAATTTCATCTTAGAATGTATTTCGTTCCATGTCTATGTTATCTGCATAATTTCGGGCGTACTCCATTGCATAGTCATCAATAAGATCATATAAGATGTCCAATTGCTTTGTATCTAACTTTCCTCGTATGATTGGGCTATTTGTATTTTGCATTATATTACTAAAAAAATTAGCCAATGCTTTTTTAGCAGCTCTCAGACTTGGCTCATCGCTGCTATCAGTTGCAAAGTAAACTTCTGCTAATACTGATGCTGGCACTTTAGTGTCTATGTTTTTAGTCTGACTAAGAGCCGTTGTAAACGCCATTGCAAGCTCTCTATTATTAATTTTCAATTTGAATCCTGATTTCTCTAATACTGGCTTAAGTACATCCATTATTTTTTCAATCTCAAACTTATTTAGTTGCAGCATACTCTGCTTTGTAACTGATCGATATAGTTGAGTAAAGTCTCTCTGTACATCTCTAGGAGCGAGTACTAGTTTTTGAAAAAAGGTTTGCATTACTGATTTCATTTGCTGTACAGCAATTGTATATTGTCCACTAACGCCTCCCGGTATTCGTATTTCGTTTTTAGCTGAGTAGTTTTTGTCTACGTAGTTGAAAAACTCTTTTTTCTCTTCGTCTGTGCTAAAGTCTGCAGGAGACTTTACTCCATACTTTTCTAAAGCTTTTTGAAAAAATTCTTGATATGCTGTATCCTCCCTTAGCCGTCTTGCTATTTGTTTTCCTCTCGATTCAAGTAGCGGCTCCTTACTAAGGACCGCTTTAATGCTATTTTCTATTAGCTGCTTAAGTGCACTCATCTTACTACTAATTGTTTAATTCCTTGTAATATTGCTACTTTATCTTGATTACCATATCCAAAACTATCAAGTATTTGACCTACAATCTCAATCGTATCACTAGACTCTACAGGCGCTCGCGCATTCTTTAGCTTTCTAATATAGATATCAGTTAATTCGGATAATTCTGGATCTAATCCTGGTTCGTCTTGCACCTCTTCTGGTTCTGGGACTTCTTGTTGTTTATCCTCTCCTTCTGCTATAGTAGGCATTTGTTCGACTGCTTTTTTAAAATCTAAATCTTTACCTAACTCAGTTGCTGCATTTTTTGCTCCTCCAAATTTATCAAGAACCTGCTTGATTGCCTGCTTCTTATTACTAGTAAACATAGATCTAAGCTCTGCTTCTTCCTTGTCTGTAATTTTTTGTTTATTTTTTAGAAAATTTATTGCAACTCCAAAAACCGATGTAAATCCTATTAAAAACGGTAGAGCAACAAGTAATATACCTAAAGAAAATAGTACCTCATTTACTGGTTTTTTATTTTCATTACCAGCTACTTCCTTAATTGTTTTTCTTACAAGCCTACGAACTAG